TTAAACGAAAAAACTCGTTAGACCCTCCAACGTCACGTCACTTTCAACTTTTGTGTTTGGATTTTTTACTTTGATTCTATGAGATAACTTAGGCATTGTCTCAAAGAACTTCTCAATCTGTTTAAATTGACCAGAGTTCAATCCTTCCATCCACTGAGTCAATTCCTTTTTAGTACAATCAGAAGCTGCCCAAGACTCTTCTTCATTATAAACCACATCAATACATGATGAAATAATTTCAAATGATTGCTCAATCTGTGCATTGTCTTCTGCATTAAAATCAAAATTAGTTTTAACAAATTCATTAAGAGAAGGATACTTCATTCTCAATGTCAAAGTATCATCCAATTTAATATCACGACTATGTTCCTTTGGTTTATTAACCTTTATCTCATCAATATAAATTTTGACTTCGACTTGAGTTTCTTCATCATCGGGACATGTTACAACTAAATCAATTGCTTCTCCAACTGATTTCCCTCGAATATTCAAAAAGATATATTCAATATCAAATGTTGGTAAGTCATCAACCTTAATTCCCCTTGTAGTAATACAAGATTTTAAAGTTGTTTTAATGGCATCAGTAATTTGTTTCTGATCTCCACTTTCCATTGCAAGAATTAATATCTTCTCTTCTCGTACAAGAAATGGACGATATTTTATCTTCTTCCCAGAGGAAGGTAATACCAACTCATAGGTTGGAGTAGTAATTTTTGGTAAAGGCATAATGTTTGTAGCACCTCAGTATGATTATTTAGATGGTAAGTCTAACCTCTCCATGTTTTTCAACAGTGTGTCGTAGATAACTAAAAGTTACTGACACTTGAGTGATTGTACTACCTTCATATGTTAATGGAACAGAGTTAAGAGTAATTGGGAAAGCATCAATAAACCTATACGTTAACATAGGTTGATTGGTGAATCTCTTATTGCTCTTCGCATTTGGACTCTGTACAAGATCTCTTTCAAATTTAGTAATTGATAACACTCTCTTATACTCGTCAGGATATCTCATCCTTGCATATGAATTCCGTTCTCTATATTGATTCAATTGTCCAACAATTCTTCCATCATATCTACCATTACTCTCATTGTATATTGGATTGATATAATTCATCCACTCCTCGAATAGTCTTAAAATATTATATTGATTATCCACATAGAAAGTTAAATCAAATTCAGTATATACTCTTCTTGCAGCCATCTTCTCAATCATTCCCTGACGGGCTCCATACTCTTCTACAATATCAAAATTAGTTTGAGGAAGACTTGCATCAGAGCATAAGAAATCATACTTCTCATCTGTAGATTTAACATCTAAGAAGAGACCACAATTAGTTAAGTATTCAAGTAAATCCAAATCATTACCCGTAGAAGATCTACGAACAAGATCCAATGAAACCTTAAACTGACTTGAGATTGCAAGTTTAGAAAGGATCGAACTTGCGTCCGACATATTCAAATATAGTGATTCCGTATCGACAGACATCTAAATAGATTTTATAGTTATACTAATATATGTATGTCCAAAAGTGGTAAATATTATCCGAGGTATCCCAGAAAGTATAGAGGAGACCCAACTAACATAGTTTATAGGTCACTTTGGGAAAGAAAATTCATGAACTACTGTGATATCACAGAGAGTGTCAATGAATGGGCCTCTGAAGAATTTTGGATTCCATATAGATCACCACTTGATAATAAAGTACATCGTTACTTTCCTGATTTCTTTCTTAAATATAATGATACAAACGGTAAACGACGATCAATGGTTGTAGAAGTTAAACCAGACAAAGAAACAAAAATGCCAATCACAAATCCTAAAAGGAGAACTAAGTCATGGGCATACTCTGTTAGAACATGGGCAATCAATCAAGCAAAGTGGAAAGCAGCAAGAGAATATTGTAAAGACCGTGGATATGAATTTAAAATTATGACTGAATACGATCTAGGTATCAAGAGATAATGGGAAGAAAAACATTAAAACAAAGACAAGAAAGAGATGCTGCTCGTGCTGCATCTGCAACCATTGGTGGTAGAATCAAAGCAAAAGCAGAAATGTCTGGTGGAACTGATGCTGACTGGTATGCTAATGAATTATATTCTGAACTTTCAGAAGTAGCAGAAGTACGATTCCCAAAGATAGGAGAGTTATGTTACTTCTCATACTCTGCTGCTTACCCAGATAAGTATCCTTATTGGGATAGAAGACCACTCGCATTTATACAAGCATATGAAGAAGATAAGATCCTTGCATCCAACTTACACTACCTAAGTCCTAACTATCGTGGATCAGTTGCAAAAGGCTTGATAAATAAAGTTAGTGTTACTTTACCAAAGAAGACATTACATAGGTATTTCTTTACTAATATGGGAGATACATTCATTATACCCAATGACTCTGATGAATGGGGAAGTGTTGCAGAACTGGTAACTGAGAATTTCGTTAATAAATATGGTCGAAAGGTCGAATTACAAAAAGTTTGGGATAGTCCTTAATGTCAATATCAAAAGGTCACGAAAATCAAAAAAAGAATAAGGTAAGAGACTATAAGTATGGAGGTGTAACGTATACTCTTTTTTACGAACAAAGTTCTGGTAAAAGTGAATTAGTAAGACAAGATTGGTCTGGGTTTATACCAACTGGAACTACCGTAGTATTTGACAATGGTGGTTGGAATGAAGATGGTACAAATGATAGTAACCTAGTGGCAGCTGGATTGGATGTAGTTCATGATCAAATAATAGTAGATATTAATGCTGCATATAAAATATCTGGTGGAAATGCAAATGGTGGAATACTACCAGAATATGTGGAAAATAAAATAGGATTAATCGAAGAAAATGCTAAAAAGAAAGAGGGAGATAACGAAGGTAGTACCAATATAGAACCTTGGATAGGATTTGATGCAGAATTATTTGCAAATGATTTTGGAGGAACAGATAATATATTACAGCAACTTAGTCTACGTAATCTAAAGTATCCAATCGATGCTGACTATGGAAATACACAAGACTATATTCAAATAAATCAATTCACATACAAAGCACCCAACAGGGATGTAATATTCGGATCAGAAGAAGGTCCAGGTTTTGCACAACAAGTAACAAAAGGTCTTCCAACCACATCTAAAATAGAAAAACCAATTGGATTGGTTAAACTTCCAATGCCCAATGATCTAAAAGATACCAACAATGTCAGTTGGGATCAAGATCAAATGAATACTCTGACTGCAGCAATGGCAGGTGCAGTCATGAGAGGAATTCCACAGGCAGCAGGTACAATAGGAAAAGCATTTGGTGGACAATTTGGAGAAGTATTCAAAGATATGCAGAAAGCTGGTAGTGCTATGTTTCAAACAGGTCAGGACATATGGACAGAAGTAAATCAAAAAGGATCTCAAGCACAAGCAATGGCTCACACTATGATAGGATCAAGTGTCCTAAACATGCTTGGATTTAGTGCTTCAGCAGAATCAATCTTGGCAAGGGGATTCGGTGTCATTCCAAATGACAACATGGAATTACTCTTTAGAAGTCCTACTCTAAGAGAGTTCACGTTCAGTTGGATTATAAGTCCAAGAAGTAAAGAAGAAGCAAAGAAAGTTAATAATATTATTCGATTCTTCAAACAAGGTATGGCAGTTAAAAAGAAAAAAGGAACTGCTGGAGGTGCATCACTATTCTTACATACACCAAACGTTTTTGATATAGCATTCAAGACTTCAAAGTATAAGAACGAACTCACGAATGAAAACATATCTGTTATGAAAATCAAGACATGTGCATTAGTTTCATGTGGAGTAGAATATACTCCTGGTACAAGTGGTTGGCAAGCATATGAAAAAGGTCAACCAGTGTCTGTAACAATGGCATTACGATTCAAAGAACTCGAACCAATATTCGATACTGATTATTCAGATAATTATTTTGACTTCATGGATCGAGAAGATCTAGATCCAGTTTCAATAGATGCGGTAGGTTACTAAAATGGCATACTTTAACGAACTACCAAACATAGCATATCTCTCTCGTCTTCCTTCTAAGAAAAGAAGTAACGAAAGAATTGATGTTAAAAACATATTCAAGAGAGCAAAACTCAGAGATGATATTGATGCTGCTGCAACTGCATTCACATATTATCAAATCAAAGAAGGTGAAAGACCAGACACTCTTGCTCAACGAGTCTATGAAGATCCAGAATTGGATTGGGTTATATTAATATCAAATAACATTACTAACATAAGAGATCAATGGCCGTTAAATCACTATGATCTACATCAATACATGTTAGATAAGTATGGTTCTGAAGCAGGTATGCAAGGAGTTCACCACTATGAAACTACTGAAGTAAAAGAGAATTATGGTAGAACTGTATTGGAAAAGGGATTAACTGTAGATGAAACATTCACAATCAAATATAAGGATTCTACAAATACAATATTGACAGTTACACCAACAGCACCTGTTAGTAACTACCAATATGAAACAGAAGTGAATGAAGAGAAAAGAAAAATTAAAATATTAAAAGCAGATTACTTATCTGTCTTCGTTACAGATATGAGAAATCTTATGCTATATGACAAGTCATCAGATTACATTGATAAAATAACAAAATCAACATATAATCCAAACGAATCTGGAGTATAAAAAAACCCCCTCTGACCTGGACAGAAGAGGGGGTTTTTTTACCATAATTCACACTAAAAAAGAAAGGCACTCTTTCTAAGTAGAGATCTTTTGTACTCCTTTCTTATATTAGGAATTAACTAACTTAGCAAAGTAACTTAGAGATTCATCATCTTCATCATCTGTTGAAGGAGTAGATGCTACTGGTTCACGAACAGGAGCTGGTGCTGCTGCTTCAAATGAACCACGATCATTATCCTCACCACCTAATTCTTCATCAAGAACAGGACGTTTCACTGGTTGATTTAAACCAAGAACAGTTTCAAGACGAGTCCTAAGTGCATCATAAGACTTGAACTTATCTGGTGCAGTAAACTCATTAAGATCATACAACTTATTGTAGATCTCTTCTAGTTTTGCATCATCATCAAAGAGAGCACTTGGTGTAGAGAATTCAGATCTATCATAGTTCTGATATCCTTCAACTCTACGAATCTTCAACTTGAAGTTTGCACCACCCCAGAAATCAAATGGATTGATAGGAGTTTCATCTGCAAACTCAGGTTTCATTGCTTCTGTAATCTTGTCATGAATCTTCTTACCATATTTGTATAAGAATACACGACCTTCATTCTCAGGGTTAGCAGGATCACTAACAACGAAAATATTACTGTAGTATGATAGTCTACGCTTTTGCTTACGTGCTATATCTTTATTAGCATCAGATCCAGAATTCCACAATTGTGAATTGTGTTCTGATACAGGATCTTTCTGTCCTAGTGTGGTAAGTGAGTTCTCAATGAACCAACCACCAGGCCCTTGGAACGCATGTGTATATACTCTTGCCCAAGGTAGTTCACATCCTTCTGGTTCTGGAAGGAAACGAATAATTGCATAACCATTACCAGACTTATCAACGGATGGTTTCCAAATACGTTCATCAACGTTGCTTCCCTTGTCGTTGAGTTTCTCAACTTGTTTAATTAACTTATCAGTAAGGGAACCTGATCTGGACTTTTTCTTTAGATTTGCGAATGACATGTGGATGTTTGAGGATTAATTGAAAAAAGGGTGGGAGGTTGGAGTTATGTGTACCAACAAGTAAGGGGCATTGCTACATGAGTAGATTTTTACCTCACTGTCTGAGACCCGACTGGTAAGT